GGTTTTTTTATATTGTTGTGTATTTTTTTTTGTGTGTGTGTGTGTGTGTGGTGGTGGTGGTGTTGTTTCATTGGCTGTTTTTTTATTTTTTTTCCGTGTTTGTGTGTTTTCGGGTTGTGTTGTTGTTTTTTGTGTGGTATATTGTAATTACAAACCTCAATGGAAAGGAAAATAAATGTTCGTTGCAACTTATTTCGCGGATGATGATCGTATTGTTACTGTGAAGCCTGTTGCGGTCAAGGGTGATATGGATTGGTCATCTCTGTATATTGCGGATGATGGTACTGGTTATGGTATGTGGCAACAGGATGGTGATGATAGGTGGTTTATTGATATTGCTCCTGTGAATGGTTATGATTTGTGGCATGATCCGGATGCGTTGAAGATTACTGGTATTTATGGTCTTGATGATGCTGACTGGGAACAGGCTGCTAATGAATTTCTTGCGGATTATGGTTTTAGACTTGGTGCTTTTGATGAGGTTAAGGGTGATCGGTATGAGCTGGTTGCGTTGTGATGGGAATGTTTATAGGTAAGGAGTGTACTGTGGAGCATTTTAGCGTCAGTATTGTTCAGCATTCGGATGGTATCGCTACTGTTGCGTATATTGGTTTGGATGGTAGTGTTTATCGTTTTGAGGTGAGTGCGGATCGTGCGATGTTGTTTTCGGCTCAGCTTATTGGTTGGGCTCGTTATTGCATGGCTTTTGATCCTGTGCGTGAAGGGAGGTGAGTGTCGTGTTGTGTGTTGATGATATTATGCAACATCATTATTTCACTTTGATTGATCCGGATTCTTTGCGGAGGGTTGTGTTCGTGTGGACGTGGAAGCATCCGAAGTATCGTCGGCCGTATCATGAGTTTTTCGTATTGGCTGACGGCTGTTTGTGGCTGGCGCTTACGGCTTATGATTTGCTGGACGGATATATGGCGTGTAAGCGTGCTTGTGCTGTTGGCTTGTCTTTGGATGAGCCGGTATGTTCCGAGCGGCATGATGAGTATGTCTCGTGGGAGCATCGTATTCTTGGAAAATTTTGATCGAAAGGATTGTCATGAAATCGTCTGCGCGTGATGTGAAGATCGCCGTGTTTTATAGCCCGCATATGGCTGGTGATGTGAGGTGTGAGTATTGTCCGCATCAGCAGATGCTGGTGTTGAGGTATCGTACGGGGGGTGGTGTGATGTCTTCTTGTTATTATGATGTAACGAAGCCGAGTGAGATGAGGAGTATGGTGTTGGATGCCATTAGCCTTGCTGCGGAATCCGTCGAAAGGAGGGGGTGATGTATTTTCGTGGCTTTATTCATTCGCTCACGTGTGGTGATTGTCCGGATGCGGAGGCGTATTGGCGGCTTCGTGCTTTCTGGAGTGGCTATCGGAATCGTCGTTTCGTCGCACCGACTCGCTGTCCGCGTCGTCTGATTGCCGTCTGGCATGACATGTGGGTATGTGGGCATGATTGGAATGTCGAGCAGTATGAAACGTTAGGAGTGTGAATCATGTATAAGACTTTTGCTGTCTTGGCGTATTTGCGTCATGGTGGTAAGCCTGTCGAGATCGGCTATGCGTCGTCGTATGATGAGGCTTACAAGATGGTTCGCGAGTGGGCTGATAGGCCGGCGCGCGTAAAGGATGTCTCTTATTTTAGGATCGAGGATCGGTATTATGTCTAAGGGTTTTGTCCGGGGGGATGATCGGATCCCGATTTATCGTATGCGTGATTTTGATGATGCGATCATGGAGTCGCCGCGTATTCGTAGGGCGCTACGTGGTTGTACGCGTAAGGCTTCCTTGGTTCGCTATGATGAGGGGTATGGTGACTTTGAGACGTGCTGTCGGGCTGTTGTCATGCTGTGCGAATTGTGGCGTGAGGGGGTTAATCCGTGGTTTGATCAGGCTGTTCTCATGGCCGTGCGGATTGCTGGCTCTTTGAGTCGGTGGGATGGTTTGCAGTCGGCGCTGTCCCGTACTTTCGATGTGGAGTTTTTGGATGGCTCGGTGGATCCTGCGAATCTGATTGCTTGGTGTGCGGTGTGTGCGGTCAAGGGGGGTACGAGCTTTGATTGCTGTGCTCTTTTTGATAATGTGCAGGCGCGTAATCTTATCATTGCGGTCTTTAAGAGTTTTGACAGACTTGACATGACGCGTTATAATGATAAGGAATTGTCAAGGATTTTTGATCAGGGAAGGTAGGTTATTATGGCTCGAGTAAAATCGGGGGTGTTCCGGACTCGTGTGTATGCTGTGTTGAGGGGCATGGAATTGGTGGATGGCGATTTTATGCCGACCGAGCATGTCGTTGACGGGCGTCTGAAGGATGCCCGTGCGTATGCGGTCCGTGCCAAGAAGCTTTTTCCGAATTTCATGCCGCGTACCATCGAGGTCTTTTCTCAGAAGGTCACGATGGATGACGAGACATTTTACAAGTATGCGACTTTTGAGGAGCCGAAGAAGTGGAATCCGGAAGAACACGAAAAAAAACGACACGCCGAAATTGAAAACAATGACGGCATGTGATATAAAAGATTTAGGCACAAAAGCCTAGCAAAAACAACAAATAACTAGACAAAAGGATATGACCATGGAAAACAACAATAGCGTCGCACTCGTCGCATTCAACACCGAAAACACTGAGCTCGGCACCGTCCAGCACTTCATCGACACCTCGACCCGCGAAGGCAAGATCAAGCTCTACTCCGCACTCCAGAATGCTGAAAAGCTCGATGAACATCTGAACGAGACCATGCTCATGTCGAATGCAGTCGCACAGGCCGTACAGGTGACCGACGATCAGACCGGAGAGATTTCCAACACAGTGCGTGTCATCATCGTCACCGCCGATGGCAAGGCGTACGCAGCTACCTCCCCCACTCTCGCGGCCGGGTTGAACACCATGTTCGGCATCTTCGGTACTCCTAACACTTGGGATGCTCCCCTCTCTATTAAGGTGGTGGAACGTCGGTCCCGCCGTGGCTTCAAATTCTTCAGCATTGAGCCGGTGGATGAAGAAGCAAAGTGATCCTATCGTGACCGCCAAGTAGGATCCACGCATTGAGAGCACCTCTACATGGGGTGCTCTCCTTATCTGAAAGGACGTGTCCCGTGTCACGCAAGCAGAAGCACATCAAGGCACGGCAGGCCGCGCAAGCCCGAGCCGCCCGCAATATCAAACAACTTGGCACCTATTCGCATGCGAATCTCGCCAAGACCGCCGACCAACAGCTTGTCAATATTGCTAAAACGCTTGGCCAAGAGTGGGAAAGGCAGAAGAAACAGGCCATTGTGGAAGCGAAAGCGACGCCATATCATGCCACCGCCATAGAACGGCCGACAAAAAAGGATTACATGTTCGCCTCGCGCGCCGACATATCGGACGCACGGATCGCGGCCGAGCCGGTGGCGAAACGGCGTAAACTCCTCCGCCAGCAACAACGGAAGATCAACGCGGCTAGAGAAAAAATCAATGAATGGAATCGTGCGCAGGCTATGCCGAAAGTCAGCGTATACGACCAGCGTGTAGCCGAAATGACCGGTACGACGGGAGACATGGGATTCAGTGGCAATCTGACCGTCCCATCTAAGCTGACCGACTTCCTTCAAATGACCAATATATTGAACGACGAGGATTTCGTCCGCGCCCAGCTCGAAGGCGGCCATCGTAAGGAAATTCTCGCCCAAATGCATGACGCCGCCGAAATTCTTGGGCTGAGGACGGAGCGCAACCGCGAGCACACTGTTGCAAAGAGACATGAGAGCGGGAAGCCGGAAGCTCTCTACGGCAAGGGCGAATGGCCGGTCTACATGACTAAAAGCCGGTATGACACTTTCGGCAAGGTGATTGGCTCCTCGCTCGGCGCGAAACGGCTCAAGCGCTTCCGTAGTCTGACCGCGGCCCAGAAAAGGGCTTTCATCGAACAGACCGACGCCCCACATATTGTATTTGGCTGGTTCGACTATGATGAGACGCATCATACATTCAGACCGATATTCAAACAGGATACCAAAGGGTATGAACGTGCGCGCCGCAATTTCGATCGGTGGATGACCGAGGCTCAAGCACTCGCATGACAATAGGTCGAAAGGAAGTTATCTATCATGATCGCCGACAAACGTGTAGGCTTATGGTGTGCCGACAATATTATACGATTCACGGACGGCACTCAATTGTGCGACATCGTCGCACCTCACAGCCTCTTGGCTTCCATCATGACTAATGGAAGACTTACGGTCTACATGACCGACCCTCACATGCTTGACCCTTTCATAGCGCATGTCGTGCATAGTCTGCCACATGACACGCATCATGCCAATATGAGCTGGGATAGCATCGTGTCGAATAAGGGAAAATTCTTCAGCTTTACCGTAACCCTTTCCAAGAGGAATTCGGTGAGGTTTTTTGATATTTCCAATCTTTTAAGGGAGAATTGCCGCGCGACCATGGCTGACGACCAGCTTTTCGACATTCTATGCGAGTATGACAGGCGGGGGTTGTGTAGGATCACGGCCGGAGGGGCCAGTATAGAAGCTTTCGTATCAGGTGACTGGACGTGGTATGCAAACAAATTCCCCCAATGCGATCCGGAGGTGAAGACGTCGCTTCACGACGCTTACATCGGCGGATTCATGCTGGCGCGTGAAGGTGCTTATGGCAAGACTATCGACGTGGACTGCAATTCCATGTATCCGAGCATCCTGCGAGATGAGTGGCTTCCTTACGGCGAGCCGGAAGCCTACGAAGGTCAATATGAGCAGGATGACGCCATGCCACTGCATTGCGACGAAATGATATTCCGCGCGGAATTAAAGCCGGGTGGTTATCCTTTTCTGCTTGACAACCGGAGCGTCTACGGTCTGAACCGTCTCACTTCCACCCGTGGATTTGTCACTCGCGTGCTTACCGACATCGACCAGCATCTGCTTTTCGAAAATTATGATGTGACGGTCTACCGGTATGTGCGCGGGTGGAAATTCCGTCAGTCAAAAGGTATGTTCCAATCCTTTGTTGACGAGTGGGGGTCGGTGAAACAGCAGGCGACGGGTGCGAGACGGCGGATGGCGAAACTGGTCATGAATGCGCTGGTAGGTAAGATGGCAAGTCTACCGAAGGGTTCCGTCATGATGCCTGCTTCGGATGATGGTGTCACCTTGCGATGGGATGTGATGAAGCGTGACGAGTCGAATCTAAAATCCGATTATTTGCCCGTGCCCGTATGGGTCAATGCTTATGCGCGCCGTAAGCTCATGGATGTCTGTCATGCCAATGCGGATAGATTGCTGTATGCGAATACGGACGGGTGCATTTTGTCTGGCTGGGAGCCGCCGAAATCGTGTGCCATCCATGCGACCGAGCTTGGCAAATGGAAGGTCGCCGCACGATATGAGAGGCTCACCATTCTTGGCGTGAATAGGTATCAGGGGTGGCGTGATGATGGTGAAGTCGATGTCTGCATGTCGGGCAGTCTTTTTGTTGAACCTGTTCCTTACGAAAAATTCCGGCATGGCGAGCGCGTGCATGATGCGTGCGGTGCGGTGGTCGTGCTATGATCGAAGTGTCCTCCGGAGCGTCGATTTTCGACTGGGAATGACGGTGATCGGATTACCACGGCTGAGAATGCCGCCGATTGCGGGTGGTCATCATCGTGGTGGTGGTGCCCTACGATTTCAAGGTGCGCTCTCATGGGATATCGGACCCCGCGTGTGATTGCGCGGGGTCATTGTATTTTCGGCGCTATGATATAATTTCAGTGAAAGCATCGTCCAGAGTAAGGAGATTATATGGATGACCTGAAGACTGACGGTGAGGAGACCACTACCCCGCCGCCGACCGAAGAAGCGCGGCACACCGAAACCGTAAATGACGAAGTCAAGCCGGAGGCGGATCCGGAGCCGAAAGCCGATAAGCCGGACGTATCCGTACGACTTGACGCCATCGAGAAGGAATTGGCCGTACTTAAAGCCATGATGGACACGCTCGGCTACAATGACCTCACACCGTCTGAAGAGGACGGCGACAACGACGATGATGGCGAGTCCATCGAAGACTTGTTTGACTGAAATAGTTAGGAGATAACATAATGTCTAATATTCGACCGCTGACCGGTAAGGGTGACGTTGAGATCTTCAATGCCGTCCTCAATGCCACTTCACCGCAGTTTCAGACTCGTATCCCGTCCGTGACGCAGGGCAATATCCGCAACGCGGTGGACACCATACGCAATTTTCCGTATCTGCGCGACGAGTTCACGGGGGTGCTGATCCAACGACTGATCGGCCTTTACGTCCAGCATGCGGACTGGGATGACCCGCTCAAGCTCATCGGTTCGCCGCGCACGCTCAAGCGTTACGGAAGCACCTATGAGCAGGCCGCAGTCGGTCTGGTCAAGGCCCGCACCCGCAATTTCAACAAGGAATATCTGGGCGACGACGTGTACGGCCGCTACTCGCTTCCGACCGCAAGCGTTTTTCATCCCCTTACTTTTGATCATTACTATCCTGTCACCATTCCGGAAGATGCCTTGCTTACGGCATTCGATGGCGAAAGCGGCATGTCGGATTACATTGCCGAAATCATGAACGCGCCTATCCTTTCGGACAGGAACGACATGTATCTCATGAAGACCCAGACTTTCGCGGAGTACGCGCGCAAGGGCGGTTTTTATCGCGTGCATACCCCCGACGTTGGTGCCGCAGACTCCACTGAAGCGGACGCAAAGGGACTGTTGCGCCTCATTCAGCAGGTTGCGAACGAACTCAAGGCCAGCCCGATGTCGGCTATGCCGCGATATAACGCCATGTCTTGGGTGACGCCGTGGCACGATTCGGAAGCCATTCTGTTCGCTACTCCGCAGGTCATTGCAGCGCTTAACGTCGAGGCATTGGCTGCCGCGTTCCATGTCGATAAGGCGAACGTCCCGTATCGTATCATTCCGATTCCGGAAGACATGTTCGGCATCGGCGGCAAGGGTGGTAAGGTTCAGGCGGTGCTTACCACGGAGGATTTCTTCTTCTGTTGGGATGAAATGCTGGAAACCACGAATTCGCCGGCCAATCCGATCGATGGCACGCGTAACATCTTCTACAAGCATCGCGGCTCCATCACGCCGAATCCTTTCGCTAATGCCGTCCTCTTCTGGACGGGTGAAGGGTCGACCGAATCCGTGGTACTACCGGACACGCTCACGACCTCCAAGCCGGAATTCGTCCTGCGTGTCAAGAAGTACGGTCAGCCTGCGGTCACTCCGCAGAACGTGTCGCGCGGCGACCTCGTCCAAGTGGAGGCGACCATTGCAAGCGCCAACAAGACCGCCGCATCCTTCCAGCCGGTAGGCATCGAATACAAGGTCGAGGGTGCAACCTCACAATATACCGGCATCGACAATGACGGGATCCTGCGCTGTGGATTGGATGAGACCGCCGAAAGCCTCAAGGTCACCGCACAGGCGACCTACATCAGTCCGTCCACTCCGGAAATCGATCAGACCGTCTCCGCCGCACTTGACGTGCCTGTCGTCGGCACTTGGGTCGGCGGCATCAAGGTCGGCGCACTGTCCAGACTGACCGTCGACGGCCCGAATACCGTCAAGGCTTCCGCATCCGTCAAACTGACCGCCACCGCGGTCAAGACGGACGGATCGAAGCAGGACGTCAGCAATCTCGCCGATTGGAGCGTGGATGCGCATGCCGAAATCGATAAGACCGGTAAGGTCACCGGCACGGATGCAGGCAGTGCGAAGGTGACCGTCAAATTCGCAGGAGCCACTGCGGATAAGACCATCACCGTCTCCGCCTGATTTCTCGATAATCGGGTAGAATGGGTGCAGTAGTGATACTGCACCTATTTTTTTTGGAGGATCCTATGAGTGCGAATGATTTGCCAATCAATTTCAGTTACATGAAGTGGACGCCCAATACCCGCTTTAAGCTATGTAATGTCCCATGGGATATAGGCTATCGTGATATCGTCACATGGGATAGGCAGGCTCAACGGGAGTATTTCGATCGGCTGGAGGGCGTCGAATTCACCGACTGTACCATGGCCAAATATGGTCTGCCCGTACGACTGCCGATACCTTTCGCGCAGGCAAGCCAATACAATTATCTGATCGCCACGAATGATTACGATTTCGATACGCCGCGCTCATGGTATTATTTCATCCAATCCTGCGATTATGTGAATGCCAATGTCACGCAGATTAATATTCAATTGGACGTGTGGCAATCATTCCAGCATGATGTGACCTTCGGTACCGCCTATGTGGAAAGGGGGCATATCGGCGTAGCCAATGAACGTCAGATGGACGATTACGGCCGTGGGACTCTCGACCTGCCTGAAGGATTGGATACCGGCAAGACGTTGATCAATGCGACCACGGCATACATGCCGCTCGTCACGGTAGAGAATGGTCGCGTGGCCTGTGGCGTGATCATCGCCTCCACCACCGATCTCACCGTGGATCCGGGCGATCTGACCAATCCGAAGACGACGACGGCCGGTGGTAGCATCTTCGAAAATCAATATAATGGCACCCAGCTCATCTATCTGACCAATGCGGAGGATCTTCAGGTGATATTTTCGCTGGGATCGCAATATCCGTGGGTGTCGCAGGGTATTTGCGGCATTTACGCGGTGCCGCGCCTGCCGGAAGGTTTGCTGCGCAATCAGGGTGATGCGACAAAACTGTTCGGGAAGACCCTGTCGGGATTGAAAGGTAAGATCGTCCAGCTGTATCAGAATACGGTCCATGGCCAAGACAGGTATTCGGACATCATGACAATGAAGGATTTCCGCGACAATTTCCATATCCCCGAACGTTACAGGCATTTGAAGAAACTGCTGACCGCCCCTTATGCCGTCGTCCAATGCTCCTGCCTGAATGGGACCAGCATTGAATATTCGCCGGAGCAGATCCCAAGCAAGGATCTGACGATCCGTGAAGCATGGCTGTATGCGCCGCCGCAGCCTCGCCTGAATTTCTGGATACCGAATTATGCCGCCCAATACGCGGGCCAATGGTCGCCCCTGCCGGGTGGTATGGGATTGCCTTTCGATAAGGGTGATATGCTGGACGCGGCTTTCGGCGTCACGAATTTCCCGACTTTCATGGCCGTCAACAATGGGTCGGCCCTCGCTCTCGCGAACAGCGCATACACGCGCCAATATGCGCAAAAGTCGGCAGACTGGTCGTATCAGAAAACACAGATGGGCATCAATAATGCTTACGCCCAAGCCCAATTGGGAGCCCAGTATGCGAACGAAGCGAATCGGCTCGGCACGTCCAATCGTAATTCCATGAATGCGATCAATAATCAATCCGCGCAGATGGCTACCGACCTGACGTTGAAGAATCTTGGCTTCAATAATCAGATGGCCCAGCTCAACACCATCGGATCCGGTGCCGTGGGTGCCATCGGCTCCCTTGCGACCGGTAATGTCGGTGGGGCGGCCGGAGCGGTCGCGGGAGCGGCGATCGGCGCATGGACGAATCAGCAGACCTACAATAATAACATGTCGAGCGCGAATCAGCAACTAGCGAACGCGCAGGCCACCAATAATGCCACCACATCGCAGGCCAATGCCTACAGTCTTGCGCAGACGAATCTAAGCAATCAGCAGAACATGCAATTCGCAGACATGAACCGGCAGCTGGCGCAGGCCACCGCGCAAGGCGACTATGCGAATGTGATCGCCGGCATCAATGCACAGGTCCAGCAGACGCAGACCACGCCACCGACCACATCCGGCGCATTAGGGGGCGATGCTTTCAATCTGGCCAATGGGATCATCGGCGTATGCGTGAAATTCCGTCGTCTCTCCGACGCGGCCTTGCATACGATCGGCGAGTATTGGTTGAGATACGGATATTATATTCAACGTTTCATGATCATGCCGGCAGGTCTTATGGCCATGAGCAATTTCACGTATTGGAAGGTCCACGAATTATATCTGAAAAGCCCGACATGTCCGGAGGAATACCGTCTGACCATCAAAGGCATTTTCGAAAGCGGCGTGACGGTGTGGACGGATCCGGACAGGATCGGCGTCACCGACTATGCGGACAATGAGCCGCTGGCAGGTATTTCATACTGACATATAATGGAGGGAGTAATACAAGCTCTCTCCATTATCTTAGGACGGTGATCATGAGCAAGCGCAATAATGCACGTAAGGCCGCGCACTGGGATAACCAGAGCGTTTTAGGCTCGATGTGGGGTAACCTTAACCTGCCCGAAATGCGGCAGTCGTTACGAATCAATCAATATATGAAACTCATCGAAATGTTGGCGGTATCTCGTTTCAGATGGATCAATCTCCCTCCGTATATTGACGAAAGATATTTGGAACTGACGCTTTTCGAAAACGGTTTGGCCCTCTTCTTTCCGGACAAACGTCATGGAGTCCACCGTTTCATGGTTACTTCCGGGAATATCGGGGGTGTCAACAATTACAATAATCCAACCTTGTTCCAGCCCGTCGCCACCAACTACAATCATCCTCAGATCGGCTCGAAGGAGTGCGTGCCGATCTGGGACAACCAGCTTCGTTGCACCATGATCGATGTGATGTGGAATTACGCCACACGATTGGCGATCGCGGATAGGGCGCTGGACGTCAACCTCGACAACATTTCGGTACCCTTGATCATCGCCACGTCCGAAACTAACAAACTCACCGCCCAAAACCTCATGAAAGCGAGGGAGGACGGAGACCCTTATATCTATGCGTATGATAGCGCGGATATCACCGGCATGTTTCGGACCTTCCCCAATCTGACGCCATTCCTCGCGGATAAGATCATTACGACGAAAACGCAAGTCTGGAACGAACTCGTCAATTATCTTGGCATCGACAATTCGACCACGGAAAAGAAGGAGCGGCTTCTCGAGTCGGAAGTGACGGCTGGAAACAGTCGTACGAACGTTTTTCGCCTGAGCTATCTGAAAGCACGTCAGCAGGCGTGCGACACGATTAACCGACTGTGGCCGCAAATGGCGGACTCGGGGCACCCTATCGGCATCGAATGGAACGACACTACAAGCGGTGGTTTGCTGGATGTCGACGGAAACAAGGAGGAAGAATAATGGTGCAGGATTTGAGCATGTACGCCATCAAAGACAGCATGGCGGACTATACGCTGACCTTGGGCAATCTGATCGAAATGGGATTCGACACGGATGAAAAACTGCACCTATCCCCGCAGTATTATCCGATTTTCGACGAATCATACCGGGCGAAATTGAATGAAAAGATCGTGGCCCATTATGCATTGCGTGAGATCGGTCTGGAAACGCCGCAAATGTTCGTCTTCTATTTAGGGCGTACCATGCGCGAACAGATGGACTATTTTAACCAGCTCTATCTGTCCGCCCGGCGCAAATTCGATCCTTTCATCACTTCCGACATTCGTCAGGAAATGGATTCGACCAGCACGAATGAATCCAGCGGCAGGTCGAGTGGCACGCAGTCGAACGAATCCACCGCCCACAGCACGTCCGACACCAAGGCGGACAATTCGTCCATGACCTTCAATTCGGAATTCCCGCAGACGCGCATCGACGATTTCAGGAAATTCGCCACCAGCGCCTCGCAGACCGATTCGACCGGCAATACGCATACCAGCACGTCACAGGACAGCACGGCCACCGCGACCAGTCAAAGCAATACCGACTATGCGCATTCATCCGACAAGGGCAATAGCATGTCTCATACGATCGGCACGAGCGGCTCGCAATCTCAGCTCCTGCTCGACTGGCGTGATACGATGCTCAATATTGACCTCATGGTCATCAATTCGCTTGAGGATCTCTTCATGGGCGTGTGGGGCAGTGGCGACATGATGACCGATGTACCACAGCTTTGCAGCACGTCACTCGCCTACAATCTCGGCCATTAGAGTATAATGGATAAAGACGTTAGGAGGAAAATTGGACGGAATTAACCTATGTGCCGCACCATTGGACATCGATCCACGGCAACGGTACTTCACTACGGTGCAGCCCTTCTCGTACCGCGACACGCTTACCGTGCTTGGATATGTGCAGGAAGTGGCGGAACATCTTGACCAATTGCGCGAACAGCTCGACAATCTCGCCAAGGATGAAAACGCCGACATCGAAGCCATCAAACAGTTGGTCGCCGGTTTTAACGAGCAGTTCGAGCACATCAATAAAACGCTGGACGATTTGGAAAAGCAGGTCGGACAATACGAGGACTCGGACTTGGCTTACAATCCGACGCGCGGCAAGTACGAGGATTCGAAAAACACGAACCGCGACATGTATCGTGAGCTTGCCGTGTTCGGCGCACGCGTAAACCAGATGGCCCAGTTGAGCGTTCCAATGGCCGCCGCCCACACGTGTCTTGAATTCGCGGTGCTCGGCAACAAAACCATTTTCCACAACAACGAGCCACGCATCACGCCGCGCGACGTACACGTGGATGATGGTAAACCAGCCAGTCCGCTATCAGTCGAAAATCTCGCCAATGGCGTCGTGGTCGACAATTTCATGAAACCCGTACGGTAAGGAGCAACAGTGACACAGAAAACACCGAATTATAATCTCGAAAAGTATGATGCAACGGATTCGCCGAACCTGCAAGGCGAGTACAACCGCTCAATGGACATCCTTGACACGACGCTGAAAACGCAGTCGGATAGGATTGACGCCATTCCGACACCGGAATCGCTGCCGGAAGGGTTGAGTGCATTCACCACCGCTTCCGGAGAGTGATGCACGATGACGGACAATCCGCAGATTACGCCGATTGACACGACGTCATATGACGTGACGCGACATTGGGGGTTGCCGCTTTACAATGATGCGACACCTATGGACATGCGTGATGGATACAATCGCGCCATGCGTATGCTCGACCAGATTCTCACCCAACTGCATACCGAAATTCGAGAAAAGGAGTAACATAAATGGCTACCGTATACGCAAAGACAGATAATTACGGGTTGAATCTCTATGGAGACAATGATCCCGCCGATCTGCGCGACGGGTATAACGGCTCCATGCAGACTATCGATACGACTTTGAAAACGCATCTCAATCGCATCGAAGCCGTGGAATCGCGTGAAACGCACGACGAGGAAGTAGCCAAAACGCTGCTTGGCGACAATACCGTGGACGCCGCCGCCGCTGCGAAAACCAAGTGGGACAAGGCAGGCACGGATGCCATCGAAGCGATGGCCGCCGCCGCAGCCGCCGCAGGCAAAGCCGACTCGAACACTACGATCCTCACCGCTTTGGGCGCGGACTCGGATAAGAACGCCACCGTGCAGAAAAACAAGTGGGATAAAGCCGGTACGGACGCAAGCAACGCGATATCCAGCGCGTCCGCCGCAACCGCAAAAGCCGACGCCAACCTTGACCTGCTTGTGACGTTGGGCGCGGACACGACCATCAACGCCACTGCATCGAAAACCAGATGGAACAAGGCCTCGACGGATGTAGACGCGTTAACGAAGCGTGTGAACTATCTTTCCGGGCTGGTCGAGGAGAACATCATCGTCATCGGTGACAGTATTTCATACGGTACCGGCGCGTCGGACCTGTCACAATCGTGGGCGAACCGATTGGGCGCATATCGTGGGGCAACCGTCACCAATCTCGCCAAAAACGATGCCGGATATCTGAACGGCCCAACGCCTTTCCTCGACCAGCTGAAAAGCTATACCGGGGATAAGGACGCGGTGACACGTATCCTCATCGCCGGTGGAATCAACGACAAGACCAACGTATCGGACGGCAGCATCACCAACTCAAAGCTCACCACCGCCGTGCTCACCCTATTGGACTATGCTCGGGCCAACTTCCCCCACGCTAAGATCCAAGTCATTCCGACCATCTGCGGTTTCATGCCACCATCCCTCTACCATAGGGGCGTGCTCCCCGCCCGTGATCGCATCATCGCGGCATGCGGCATGCGGCATGTTGAAGTGTTGCCCTATGCTTGGGAATGGCTTAACGGCAACAAGGATTGGAGCAGTGGCGATGACGTGCACCCCAATGATGCCGGAAACGAACTGCTGTTGAGACTGATCTGCGAGGCGATGGACGGCGCTACCGTCCGTAATTCATGGGATGGTTTTGTGGCCGGTCAGGACGCGCACGGGACGATAACCAACTCGTTCTTCCGAGTGAATGGCAATACCGTCACCTGCCATATTCAGGGCAACGCGGTAAACAATACCACAGCGTACACGAATTTCTTTCAAGTACCGGCCGCGGCACGTCAGGCGACGAACTATTTCATTCCGAACAGCCTCAACAAGCTGTTCTATCTCAGCTATCAGCCTGACATTCGCGCCTGCGCCATTGGCACCACGACCGCCATTCCAGACAATACCGAAATCTATCTGAGCTTCACGACGACCCTCGCATGACCGGTATTGCATGATCACCGATAAACCGTAAAAAATAAAGCAGACACGAAGGATGGCCATGCCACTATAATGGTGGTATGGCCATTACTTTTAACGAAAGAGCATTACGATGAGCGATCAAAGCATGTATGCGATGTACGCGATCGGCAAGGTCGAATCAGGCAATTCGTGGACCGCGGTAAACTACCATGATCCGATAACCTTGGGTATGATGCAATGGTACGGAACACGTGCTTACGCTCTCCTCGACAAGGGGCGGACGGAAGATCCGACCGGATGGACTCGATTCAAGCAGGACGCGCCCACCTTGGCCGGTCAGGTCGAGGCCAACACCATATCGTGGACCGGCCGATACTTAACCCGCGCGGAAGGTAACGCATTCATTGCATGGGCGAACCGCATCGAATTCCATAAGGTCGAACAAGACCTATGGGAGTCGGACTATGCGGCGTATTCCGCCACTTGCGACAATTACGGGTTCCCTGCCGGCAATGTCAGGGAGCGTATCTTCTTCATGAGCATGTATCACCAGTCGCCGCAACGTGCGCTGGTGGTGTTGGGCAATGTCAGCGCGACGGGATCTTTGGAGCTGTTCCATTCCACCGCGCTCAATGATTCCGTGCTCGGACGATATTCCAATAGGTATGATACCGTCTACCGGCTATTGTCCTCTTGGGACGGTTCGAGCGCCCCCCCGGATTTCGGACAGTCCGGCAGTATCGACGTCACGCCGGGAGGCAATGATGCGGCCATCGAATCCAAACCGAAGACCACGCGGTGGATACATATACAAGGCGATGACATGTACCTGCATGACGGGGGTAAAGTGAGTACTTTCCATCATACCACCGCGCAGAATTGGGTCGAAAGCGTACAGAAGGGTCAGGAAATCTCGGGCGGGCAGACCGAAGGGGGAAGCAGTAGCGGCAGTGCCACCTCGGACCAGCGGAAAGTGTACGACCTCTACCTGTCATGGCAGGGACGTTTCGCCTACTCGCAGGCCGGAGGCCGATTGGATCCGCTCCATACCGGATACGGCGACTGTTCGAGCACGATCTGGCGAGCCTATCAAGATACGCTCGGAATCGACGTCGGCACATGGACCGGAGCCATGAAAGGCAAAGGCCGACGCATCTACGCCAGCAGTGGGACGAGTGTGGATGAAGCCTTGAAAAACGCACAGACCGGCGACCTGCTGCTATTATGTTGGGGGTATGATTACGTCAATTACGACCATGTCGAAATGGTCACCGGGGACGGTACTCATTGTCTTGGCCATGGCGGACCCGGCAATGGCCCGACTTTGAAAAGCATGGGAGCCGCCATGCAGGCCGCCGCGACATGGGAAATCAGACGTTACATTTAGTCGAGACGTGTGGTATAATAGAAACGTCGGCATTACAGACACATAGATAACTTCCCTTGAGCCGACATGGGGTGTGACGGTGGTCATGACGTCACACCCCTCTCTTATATGGAGGAGGAGCTATCGTGGTGTTGCAGACATTAAGCGAAGACGACTATTACGACCTACACAACCTCCTCTCCCGCAATGCGCCGTGGAATTTCATCATCGGAGCGCGCGGCCTCGGCAAGACATTCGCCGCGAAACGCTACGGAATCAAGGAATATCTCAAGCACGGGCACGAATTCATCTACCTACGACGCACCGATGTGGAACAGAAGCGCAAGGAAACGTTTTTCAAGGACATCCAAGGCTTCTTCCCGGAATATGCTTTTCGCGTCAACGGCGAAAAAGGTCAATTGCACAGGAATTCATGGGACGAAAAGGATTGGCGCACCTGCTGTTACTTCGTTGCCCTCTCCCAAGCCGGCGGCCTGAAATCAGTCGCCTACCCGAAAGTGCATCTCATCATCTTCGATGAGATCTTCCCCGACAATCTGCGCTTCCTCAGCAATGAAGTCAATTCATTCTCCGAATTCTACAATACCGTCGACCGTTGGCAGGATAGGACGAAAGTACTGTTCCTATCCAATGCGGTCCAGAAAGCCAATCCGTATTTCGCCAAATACAAGCTTGATATCGGCACACAACAAGCCAATCAACAACAATATAAATTATATTGCAGTGGCTTCATCTGTCTCGAGCTGGCTGACTATGGAGGCTTCTCAGCAAAAGTCGCCAAATCCAAATTCGGCAAATTCCTAAAACAATATGACAGCGACTATGCGGACTACGCCATCCGCAACCAATTCCGAGACGAATCCGACACTTTGATAGCGCCGATACCGTCAGACGGCGACCTATCCTACGTCCTAGACACCACCGACTATGGGCTCTTCGGAATCTGGACCACCATATCCGAAAAGGACGGCCACGTCTCACAATACATTTCACGACGCATCCCCAAGGGAAACACTCGCCCCGTATACACGCTCAACCCCAGCCACGTCAACGAGAAAACATGGTACGTCAAAAAATCCGATGACGTGATCAGACGGCTTACCACCGGCTATCGGCTCGGCAAGATAAAATTCGAAGACTCCCAAGTCAAAGCGGACTTCGCTCTAATCATTGGAGACCTGCTAGGAAAATAGAAAGGAAACACAATAATGACAGAATCGGACATGTGGTGCGCCATCGCAGTGCTCTTCTTCATTGCCACAGACTATATCACCGGCACGATAAAAGCCATCACGAAAGGCGATCTCAGCTCCCAAAAGATGCGGACAGGACTAGGGCACAAACTGACCTACCTCATCCTCACAGTGACGGCATGGTTTATAGACACGGTAAACACACACGTCTCCCTCGGCTTCCCCATCAACATATTCGTCTGCACCGTCAGTGGCATCTGCCTCATCGAACTCACCTCAATCCTCGAAAACATTACCGCCATCAACCCCGAACTCGAAAATACGCCATTCATGAACATCTTCAAACAAAACAACACCAAACCAAAACATAAAGAGAAAGAGTAATCCATGGACAACATCACATGGATAGGTTCGCCAAACCATTACATAGGACGAGCCGGACATAAGATCACACACATCACACTACACATCATGGTCGGACACCTAGCCGGCACCGACGCCGTATTCTCACGCTCAACCAGCCAAACCAGCGCACACTACGGCATCGGCGCAGACGGCACCATCCACCAATACGTAAACGAAACCGACGGATCATGGTCAGACGCCAACCGCGAATCAAACCTCTCAACGATCAGCATCGAACACGAAGGCGGCATGAACGGAATCCCCTGCACACAAGCCTGCATGGACGCTTCAGCCAAACTCTGCGCCGACATCGCACGACGCCGAGGATGGACACACCTCTGGCACGACGGACTCAACGGCAACATTTGGCTCCACAGAGAAATACCCGGAACCGATCACGCCGGATGTCCAGACCTCGCACCAAACGGACTCGACGTACAATACGTCATCACCAAAGCAAACCAAATACTAAAAGGAGACAACATGACAAACGCCCAAGACGTTTGGGAGTATCCCATCGGAGCTGAAGGCACCCCAAACAAAGACAACCAGCCCGCATGGAACAGGCTCAGCTGGATCCACAAAGACACCACACGCCTGTACGCTACACTAGGCCGGACAGACGACGGCGGCACCGGAGACGGAAGCAACGGCGACATCTACACGCGCATCTGCTACATCGACAAACGCATACGCGAAATAAGCGCCACCATAGCCGCACAAGCCGCCGCCATCGAAGCATTAAGCAAAGCCATCGGAACCAACCCCGACGACATCGCCCAAGTAGTGCAAAACGCAGTAAAAACCAAGCTAGACAGCCTACAAATCACAGTAACCACCAAACAATAAGACCACATAGAAAAAACCCTTAGGAGACCATCCTAAGGGTTTACTATTACCAATCAAAACACCACACACACCCCACCCTCACCATCCAAACCAATATACGCAACAGTAGCGATACCATCCGAATGCTGAACAATACTGACGCTAAAATGCTCCACAGTACACTCCTTACCTATAAACATTCCCATCACAACGCAACCAGCTCATACCGATCACCCTTAACCTCATCAAAAGCACCAAGTCTAAAACCATAATCCGCAAGAAATTCATTAGCAGCCTGTTCCCAGTCAGCATCATCAAGACCATAAATACCAGTAATCTTCAACGCATCCGGATCATGCCACAAATCATAACCATTCACAGGAGCAATATCAATAAACCACCTATCATCACCATCCTGTTGCCACATACCATAACCAGTACCATCATCCGCAATATACAGAGATGACCAATCCATATCACCCTTGACCGCAACAGGCTTCACAGTAACAATACGATCATCATCCGCGAAATAAGTTGCAACGAACATTTATTTTCCTTTCCATTGAGGTTTGTAATTACAATATACCACACAAAAAACAACAACACAACCCGAAAACACACAAACACGGAAAAAAAATAAAAAAACAGCCAATGAAACAACACCACCACCACCACACACACACACACACACAAAAAAAAATACACAACAATATAAAAAAACC